GTTCCAACATTACTCGCATCTTCTGGTGACATTTATATTTATGATCCTGTTGCGACTGCTCAATATATTGCTTCCGTTGTATTTCCACAAACAACTCTCTTAACAACAGACCGAATATATATTGAATTAAGAGCCAAAGGAACACAAAATAATAAAAACGTTACAATTTACTTTGGTGGAACAACTCCAACTCATGTTCATACTACTTTTCCAAGTGTGGGTGGTTCTGGTTTATTAAAAGTTATTAATGGTGTTTATCAGAGTCCTGCTTCTTTATTGGTTAATACTGATGTTGCGGCTAATGCCGCTATTGATCAATCTAAGATTAATGGGTTAACTGATGTTGCTAACAAAGCTAATTCTGCCTTTACAACAGTTCAAAGTAATTCCGCTAATTGGTCAGGTTTTGTCACTTCTAACATAACAGGTATAGGTGGAGCTACATCGCTAACTAATATGATGCAAATTACACAAGCGGGTTATAATGCAATAACTCCTGCTGTAAATACCCTTTATATAATTGTCGGATGACGCTCACACAATCACTTTCAGCCAGAGTACGTACAAGTGTGGTTAGTGCTATAATCAGCACATCAGCAACATTTCGTCAATTCATGTGCTACTCCGCGACAACTATTTCGCATGCAATTGGCGGCACAATTGGTCTTGTAAAAAATGGAATTGGAGGTTTAACATTAACAGGAGGAGCTAACTATACTGGGCCAACAATACTTAATCAAGGACAACTTATAATTTCATCAATCGTCACGCTCAATGGAGTTATTAGTGGGTCAGGACAGGTTTATAAAAGCGGTTCACACGCCATAACTATCGGAGGCAACAATACTTATTCTGGCGGAACAATATCTGCGGGTGGGACGATAACATATTCGTCTGGCAATGCTTTTGGAACTGGATCGTTTACGGCTCAGACAGCATCGCAAATTATTACACCAAACAATGTAACTTTGCCAAATAATTTTATAATAAACGCTGGAGCTACTTTGCAATATCGCACCACAGGTGCACCTACGATAACAGTTACAGGCAGTATCACAGGTAGCGGAAACCTAAACAAAACAGGAAATGGGTATTTGGATTTAACTGCATCAACGGATACCCACACGGGATCAACGACCATTACGGGTGGGTTCATTCGAGCTAGAAAAACTACTGGAGCGTCAACGGCAACCGCAACATTTCAATCTGGCAATCTTTCGTTGGTCGTTACATTCAATGTTTCCCCGCCATCTGGCGTAACAACCTTCCGATTTTTCCAAGGAACGACAACGCAAACTTATGCAACTGTTACTTTGGTGGGGCTTCCATCTGGCTCGACCGCAACTTATAACTCCGCAACCTCAACACTTTCCGTAACAATACCATGATAATCTCACCCAACGAAAACAACTGGTCATATGACGAATCGGATGCATGGAAGCTCGTCCATGATGGAACCAATATTATATTTTTTGAACAAACAAACAAATCAATATCAACACAGAGTATTTTATTTACAGGGACTCAAGAAGAATGTGAAGCAGAAATAAACAGGCTTGGATTGAGTTTGTCTTCTGATGAAGTTGTTGAGGAATAATATATATAGTCGATAAATAACAAACATATAAGTATATAATATGTCATATCCTCAACAACCAGTATTACCAAATTCTTTTCATGGAAGCACAACTTTTAATTCTCAGATTAAAAGCTACAATCATCTTGCACAAAGAGTTAGAAGAAGTTTAGGTGAACCTCTTATACAATTAGAAATAAGCAGTGAACAAATGTATGAGTTGATTGATATTTCACTAGAATACTTTACAAAATTTGCTGGTGTTGAGGAAGAATATTTGGTTTTTAGATCAGATCTTTATAAAAAGGGAGTAGGATTGCATATAGGAGAATTAATGAATATTACTCCAGATATGTATAAAGACAATACATCCAATCCTTCTTTAAGTGCATCATTTGATTATGATTTAGATGATTATAGAAGAGTTGTAGATGTTTTCTCATTTGCTGAAGGAAATAATACTGGTGTTAATACTCTTTTTACTATTGAAAATACAATTGCTCAACAAGCATACTTTGGTCATCTATTAGGAAATGTTGGATATGATTTAGTGACATTTAATGCATTAAAAACATGGATAGACACAAGAGAAAAGGTTTTAGCAATGACTCCTTATCTTAGATTTGATCCAGACTCTCAAATTCTTAAAATAATTCCCGAACCATCACAACAAAGTGGTACTCCTTATTTTGGTTTAGTTGGATGTAAGTTACAAAAACCAATAAAATATTTAGTAGGTCAACTTTGGGTATATAGATACACTTTAGCACTTACAAAAATAGCAATTGCGCATACAAGAGGAAAATATGCAGGAACTAATTTATTCGGTGGTCAAACACTTAATCATAGTGATCTTATGTCTCAAGGAATAGCCGAAAAAGCTGCCTTAGAAGATGAAATAACCAAAGATACTATAGACAGAGATCCTATTAAATTTTTTATTGGTATTTTTATTGGTCTTTTATCAATAGGAAGTATGATTTTAGGATATAATTGATAATAATCCTATTAGTTTTTTTATTGTAGTTGTAAGTATTATAATGGAAAAAATAATAATAAAAGATTATAGTATTTTAAAATCTATAAAAAAAGTAGCTATAAAAAATAATCTATCATATGGTAGGATTAGAAATATTTTAAAAAATAACAATGTTTCTATGGTTTGGAAAAATACCAAAAATATAGAAAATATTACAAAAGCTATTGAAGAATATAAACAAGGGACATCTTTAAATCAACTCAATAAAAAATATGGATTTGATCATAACGTTTTTAAAAAAATTCTATCTAAAAACGGAATAGAATATATAAACAGAGCAAAAAATCCTATTGAAGGAGAAGTAATCACTATAAAAGAAAATTTAAATGATATTTTATCTTATTACAATAAAACAAATAATATCAGAAAGACATCAATTTTTTTTGGAGTGAAAGAGTGTAATCTATATAGGTATTTGAAAAGTGAAAATCTTCTAATAAGAAAAAACGAAAAAATATCTACAGAAAAAGAACAACAGATAAAGGATGAAATTTATAATCTATATGTAAATGGTAATTTAAACACATCTGATATAGGAAAAAAATATAATATAACACGTTACAATATCAAAAAAATTCTAATATCTAATTTTGGTAATGAGGTAATAAAACCAAAATCAGAAATAATTAGGAATATGAATTTATCAGAAGGATTTCAAGAAAATGCTTTAAAGAAAAATTATAGAAACAAAAACTACATATTACCTTCTGGTAGGACGATTCAGGTAATGGGATATGAAGATCATTTTCTTGATTTTGTTTTTGGGAATAATATTCTGAAAGAAGAGGATTTTTCATTTGATAGAGGATTTAGAATTAAAATTTCTGATAAAGGAAAACATATTCATTACTATCCTGATTTTCATATACCAAAGTTTAACATGATTATAGAGATAAAATCTAAATACACATACGAAAATCAAAAAAAATTAAATGATTTAAAAATAAAAAGAAGTAAGTCTAAAGGATATATAACTATTCTTATAGTAGATAAACACTACGAGGAGTTTTTGAAAATAATCAATGAAACTTCCTCTTAAAAAGAAAAATCCTAAATATGTGCAAGGAATATTCACCGCACATAATAAACAAAAGTATAGAGGCAAATTTCCTATTGTATATCGTAGTAGCCTAGAGCTTAAAGTGTTTCGTTGGTTTGATAATAATTCCAATGTTCTTACATGGGGATCAGAAAGTGTAGTAGTTCCTTATCAATCTCCTTTAGATGGAAGGATTCATAGATATTTTGTTGATTTAGTAGCCGCATTAAAAGAATCTAATGGAAATATTAAAAAACTCTTAATAGAAATTAAACCACACAAACAAACACTTCGTCCAGAAGCTACTAAAAATAAAAAAGTTAAAACAACTGCAAATAACTGGATTAAATATACAGAGAATGAAGAAATTAGGGTTAAAAATTTGGCTCTAAGAAGGGACTTTATTCAGTCTCAGTCATAACTTCAGATATTCTTCTATTATAAAGTCATAATCATTTTCAGAATCTTTTTTATATGATTCTGTTTTAATAAGACTCCATTCAGCTAAATCAATTTCAGGATAGTAAATATCTCCATCAATATCACAATCTATTCTAGTGATAATTAGCTTATTAATAGTTTTAACTGTTTCATTAAATAGATGACCACCACCTATGATTACAATTTCATTATCCTTATTCATTTGAATATTTTCTTTTTCAGCATGTGCCATAGCATCTTCTAGGTTATTAAAAACATGCGTCCCTTCAATCTTATTTAA